GCTCTTGCAACCGTAGGAGAGAAGAGTGCCGAGAAATTGGATAATGACATCTACGACACGCTCGGTACCACAGTCGACTTTGACAAGGTCCGTGGCAAGGTGAACGTATTTACATTTGATAAGCCACTCCCAGCGTATGAGTATGGTAAATCATATAGACCTAAAGGCACGCTTGAGATATATCCGAAAGATGGTAATACCAACCTTAACCGCTTGACAATTACCAACCTTCAATTACAAGGTCAAGGTACATCTTCTATGCTTTACTATCTTTGGAATTGGAAAGCAAAAGTAGCTAAGGATACTACTATTGTATATGAGGATGGTCAGACAGCGCAGAAGAAGTTTGAATTATTCAAGAACCTGCCTAAAATCTCTAAGCTGACAGCAAAGAAAAACATCGCTTCTTCTATGCAATATCACAAGTTAGGTTCTGTGAACTCATATACCGACCTATGGAAGGCGGTAGGATTAACTAACGAGGGTATCGAGCAGGATAGCGAAGCACGAGTGTCTATTTACCAAGAGACATTCGTTGGCTTTGAGAAACAGACAGCAGAAGACGGTACTGTTACGTACAAGTTTGTCGGTCTGTTTACACTCGGTCCAGACAAAGGAGATTCTGCAACCTTCGGATATGATAAGGACCTTTTCCCCGACCTCTTATCTATTGAAGGCTCTGATAACTCTCCACGCTTGACGCTCTTTCAAGTACCTTGGGACAAAAGGCGCATCCGCTACAATGCGGAGGAAGAAGCATACCAGTACCAAGTCTCTGAACTCTCTTGGGAGAATTGCTGGGATTTGGACTATGCCGACCTCCCAGCGGATGATAAGTCAACAGCAGATGATGAGACCCGCCAGCGAGCAGAGCAGCTCGTTGAATCGTATATCACTGCTTATAACATCGTATATCAGTGCAATACTTTCATTGAGCCTTTCAATGGTACACTTGACGAACTAAATGCTGACCCTCATTCAACACACATTGAGTATTGGATTGCAAAGGCTGGTGATCCAAACCAATACAACCTATATTATTACGACTCGCTTTACAAGAAGTTCTGCCCGTCGACACTCGATAGCGGTGTGTCGGTGGTTAATCTTCGACAGCAGTTAGTCGGAGATAAGTACGGATTGACTGAGACGATATTTAGCTCAGTTAGTGACGCAGCCCAGCTCAATGAGTTATTCAAGTCTGCACGTATTCAGAAGTTCCGTGCTGAGCAATCCCAATACTGGGACATCACAGATACCTTATATCATCAACTATATGTTGAAGCGGTGGCAGCGACCGATAACTGCGCAAAGAATACTTATCCTTATTGTTTTAACGAAGAATAAATATGGCAAAAAGCAAATGGAAATTCAGACAAGATGACCTCGATACTATCTTCACGGTCATTAACCAAGGATTGATGAAGAAACCCTACTCGGTGGAATATCACGATACATACGATGATGGTACACCTGTTTGGAACGGTGAGAAATCCGTACTATGGAATCTTATGGAGCAGGCATATCCCGAAGAGCGTGCGCAGATGATGCGCAGGATGCTCGCAAAGATGGAGGAACTGGGCGGACTACAGAAGGGAACGCATCAGCAGAAGTTGTTTGCATTCTTTCAGAAGTACTTCTTCCGCGTGATAGAAAACTTCTCTTCTATGCTCTATAACGAGGACGGAAAGCTCTACGAGCAGATGAAACTTGCCATGCTTCAGGGCAAGTACACCAACGATACCGACCCACTGGGGCAGTCGCTCGGCGATGGCCAGTCGCCTGAAGTAGCGTGGGTGAAGAAGCGCATTCAATATATGCAGAGCAAATACAGCTTCGGAGATTACGATGCAAAGACAGCTGAAGGGGCAATCACCGTACGTACATCGGCACAGGCTGACGCTACTACGAACTCGATAGTTCTGCGCCTGACACCTGCTATGAAGCTGTATCCAACTATTGCATACGGTACAACAGTTATGCGTGGCGCACGCACTGATGCTGGTAAGGCGTGTGAGATAGTAGTAGATATTAACGGTACTTCAGATCAGCAGCTCTCGGTTAAGTCAGCCGATTACCTGCTCGATATAGGCGATTGGAGTTCGTACGTAATCAACGGTGCATTGTCTATTATAGGCAAACGACTCAAACGTCTGAAGCTCGGCGACGAGAACGAACAGAAGGTGAAGATACTCATCTCTTCGCTCACACTCGGCAATACTACGTCGTTAGAGCAGATAGATATTCAGAATGTATCTACCCTCGGAGGTGCGCTCGATATGCGTGGTAACTTCCGCTTACGTAAGTTCCTCGCTGGCGGATCCTCGCTCACCGAAGCCCACTTCGCTGATGGTGGTGCGCTGGAAGAGGTGGACTATCCAGCTACCACATCGTATGTAGAGCTGAAGAACCTCGATAATCTCACCAACGAACACTGCAACACAGAAGCGTGCGCTCCTAATGTAATGAGTTACTTTGTTAGCGGGTGTGACTATCTCCAGCCGATTAAAATGCTCATTGGAATAATGGATGCACAGGTTGGGCAAGTTCCTCACGCTCTGCGCTACGTTCGCTGTGTCGGTTTCAATGAAACTTTCACGGACGGACGAGCATTCGATAAACTCTCCCAGCTGGTAGACGGCACGTACCAAGGTATCGATGCAGAAGGTCAGTACGGCAACGACCCTTATCCAGTACTTGACGGTACAATCAACCTCACTACTGGAGCGTATCGTGACACCTATGACGCACTTATGACGCACTATCCAAAACTCAAGCTGAACATCGCTAAGTGGTGGATTCGCTTCGAGGACCCAGAGGTGAAGCGAATCTGTGTTGAGAATTGGGACAAAGACGGTGATGGCGAGCTCTCTATGGAAGAAGCAGCATCAGTTAGTTCCATCGGGACTGTATTCCAAGGCTTAGATAGAAAAAATGGCATATTAGACCTATCTATATTTAAGAATCTCAACTCTGTTAATCAAGAGAGCTTACGTTATATAGTACACCTTTACAAACTAATATGTCCACCTTCTGTATCTGTGTACCAAGCGTGCTTCTATAATTCAACGATTGATAATCTCATCGTTGAGAACATGGAGCAGCAAAGTTCTTTATTATGGGGGTTGCGTTTTAAAAACTTTGTAATCAAAAGCAAAATACCTCCTAAGCAAGGAAAGAACGCTTCGTATGGATGGAAAAATAGAAAAGGCTCAAGAATCTTTGTGCCAGACGAGAGCGTTAATTTATACAAAGCAAGTGCTTCCTTCTCAGATATAGCAGAGTATATCTATCCGCTTAGTAAGTATCACGGGTGATACTCACTTAAAGGGTAAATTCTATCTGCAACACGAGCCCAGTCGTCGGAATGTCTATAAGTTTCTATTACGTCGTCAGGCACATATATAACGCCGTTTCCCTTTAGTGAGGAGAAATTAATAGTAGGTGGGGTCTTTGATCTTAAAATGGTAATTTTCGGAAGCAAAGAAGGTTGAGCATATCCAAAAGAAGATATAGTAGAAGGGTAGTCTACGACATCCTTAATGTATTTATCAAATCCTTCAGGTATATACGACAACGTCCCTTCCTCTACAAAAACAGTTTTAAGAGATTTAAGAGGGTTATAAGACCAACCTCCGAATGTATAGAAACCTATAACACCTACACTCTTAGGGATAGTGATTGATTCTAAAGATTCACATCCCTCTAAGTTCTCATATCCAATCCTTTTGATATTGGTGAATGATAAGACCTGTAGATTCCTTATCCTTCTGTTTCCTGCGAAGATAGTCCCGATGGGATTAAAATAGTGTTCAAATACTGTTTTAATCCCATCGGGACTATCTTTGCAAATCGTACTATAAAAGGGTTTACTGAGCTTCAATATTTCACGTTACTAAGAAAAGAAAGAGAAACATTTAAAAACACTACATTTGGGACTATTATACTCCCAGAAGGATTAACTATGGTTCCTCATTCAATGTTTCGCTACTGTCAAGGAGAGTGCGTTGTGCTGCCACCTTCAGTAATAGCTATAGATGAACTTTCATTTAACAATGCAAGAATAAAGAACTTAGTTCTCAAGGGCAGTAACTATATCGAAACAATAAATTATTGGGGCATCCTTTACGCAAGAATAGACACTCTTTATGTAGCTCCTCATTTAGTCGAAACATACAAGCAAAGTACCAAATGGAATAGTCGAGCTATGCAAGGTTACTTAGGACAGATTCGACCACTTAGTGAGTATCATCCTTGATACTCGCTTAGTGGGTGGATATATTCAGCTATGTCTGAGAATGACGTACTTGTCTTGTATAGATTAACGCTCTCGTCTGGAACAAAGATTCTTGAGCCTTTTCTATTTTTCCAACCATACGAAGCTCTCTTTCCTTGCTTAGGGGGATTCTTACTTTTGATGATAAAGTTCTTAAAAGAGAGTCCCCATAATAAGGAATTCTGTTGCTCCATATTTTCAACAATAATAGTATCTATCGTTGAGCCATAGAAACAAGTATCATACATTGACACAGATGGTGGGCATATTAACTTATTAAGACGTACTATATAACGTAAATCTTCTCTATCAATAGATGTAAGATTATTAAATATAGATAGGTCTAAGACTCCATTCTTTCGATCTAAACCGTTGAAATTAGTCCCGATGGGATTAAAACAGTATTTGAATACCATTTTAATCCCATCGGGACTATCTTTAGGGGTAACATGAAGATTAAAGACTTCTCCGCATTCGCTTTTTTCACAGAAATAAAGGGAAACGAAGGGGGTATTTTTGATGGATGTAAGAATCTTGAAAAAATAGCAATTCCTACGGGATATACACTACAACATACGATGTTCTCTAATTGTGTTCGTCTAAAAGAAGTAATCTTTCCTATCAACATGAAGTCTTCACCAGTCTTATACGAGACCTTTTCACGCTGTATAGCACTCAAAGTTCTTGATTTCCCTGAGACGTTTACAGGCATCATTAATTCTGGAACTTTCAGAGATGTCACTGCTATACTTATATTCAGAGCGCAAACTGTTGTGAAATTCGAACGATATGCAGAGTGGCAATTCTTTTATAGAGGCAATAACATTTATGTACCTGACAGTTTGGTAGAGAAATATAAGATTACTGACGGCTGGAATGATAAATCAGGATGTATCAAGCCACTTAGTGAGTATCATCCTTGATACTCGCTGAGAGGTCGGATTAATTTTGCTAACCAAAACCTGCTATACTCTTGCTTGTATCGTTCTAAGCTTGGGTCTGGTACATAGATATACTTTAAATTCTCATTTAGACGATGAATAGAGGAATCATTAATTTTAGGAGGAGTGTTTGGCAAAAGAATAATAGTTGTAAGCTTCTTATTCCTTATTATAGATTCTCCCAAGATTTCCCTTACATTAGCTGGTATAGTAATCTCTTTTAATCCAGTATTGCAAAGCGATTGATAAGAAAATTTTACAAGAGAAGATGGGAGTTCTATCGTTTCTAAACTTGTACAATTTGAAAAGGAGACATAATATGGAAGTACATCTCCTAATACTTTAAGTCCTGTAAATAATTTGAAACCTCTAAAACTTGTTATCTGTTTGTTGTTTGCAAAAATAGTTCCGATGGGATTAAAATGGTGTTCAAATACTGTTTTAATCCCATCGGGACTATGTTCTATAATATGAATACAGATAATCTCTCAGATCTGAAGCATTTTAAATCAGTCAAACTCCTTCCGTCAGCAGATAGAGCTCCTCGCTCATACTTCTATAATACAAGAAGAATCGATATACCTGAGAATGTCACGTCGCTTAGTCGTTATGTATTAGGTTTCAACACATCAACAGTTGTCGTTTTTCATGGAAAGACTCCTCCAAGTCACGATTGGACATTTTCTAACACGACAGGAGCCTACGATACATGCACACCTAATGGGTGCAAGTTCTATGTACCTAACGAGAGCTTGGAAGCATATAAAAAGGCTTTTACAAGTGAACCTTGCCCATTAAAAGGAATATCTATTATTCGCCCTATGAGCGAGTATCACGAATGATACTCGCTCATAGGATGGACTCTATCTACATATTTATAATTCATCCATGTCTTTTTATACGTGTTTAAAGCCTTATCAGGTACGTATATACATAGCTTCGTAGGAATTCGCATAGCCGTATCTTTATTAAACAGCATGTTATCTCCAATAGGTGTATCACCCAGCATGATTACATTCTTCAGATTCTCACAGCCTAAGAACATTCTTCCGCCACATCCTTTAACAGTGGAAGGAATCCACACTTCTTCTAAGTTAGACATATTCCTGAAGATGTCATTATTCAAGTACTGAATTTTGAAGTATTGCAACTCCTTGAATCTCTTAACATCATTACGGTTGTAGAACTTAGTTCCGATGGGATTAAAATTCTTATATAGAATAACTTTCATTAGGGAAGTCTATACGAAATTGACTTAGTTTGGCAAGTCGCCCGACCTTTTCGTACTCACTCCATAAAGAAGCTTTAGCATACTCTTCATAGCTATTATTAGGAACATATATCTTGTATCTCTTTATTTTATGAGTAGAATCATAAATCTTGTCGAATGGGCTGTTATATCCATTATGAAAGGCAGGAGGGACTTCTGGTAAAACTATTGCATATAATAAATCCGCATTTGCAAATTCAAGTGCGGAGATTCTTTGAACCGATTGGGGAATAACAATACTTTCAAGAGATTCTGCACCATATAGAGCGTATCTCATATCGACGAGAGTTTTAGGAAGACTTATCCGTTTTAAATTCATATTGTCTCGAAAGGTATCACCCATCTTTTTTACAGGGAAAAATCTAAACTCGTCAAAATACGATATATTTGCTTTTCTGAATACAGTCCCGATGGAACCCTTACCTAAACGCTCTCCGTATCTCCTTATTAATCGTTGTGTCTTTCACAGCAGAATACACCTGAGTAGTCTTGATGCTCTGATGCCCTAATATATGTTGTATAATAGGTAAGCTCACACCCTTACTCAGTAGCACAGTGGCGCACGTATGCCTGGCACAATGAAAAGTAATGTGCCTATGTATATTGAATCGCTTAAGCACACGCTTCAGTATCAGGTTACAGCGAGCGTTACAAGGTAGCAGAAATAGCTTACCAGTAGTGGTTTTGTTCTCTTGTACCAGCGCAGCACCCTTGCCCCCAAACATCTTAGAGATAGGTATTCGCACCTCATGGTCTGTCTTCTGCATTCTCATCACCACCCACTTATTCCTATATATGTTCTTTATATGCTGCTTAGTTACTTGCACGATGTCCGAGAATCGAAGACCAGAATAGATGCTGAACAGAAAACCTTTAACTACCTTTCTCTCCTCTTCTGTCAGTTCTTCCTTCTCCTTCTTATCTTCTATCCTCCTCAGTTCTCTCTCTGTCAGTGATTGCTTCTGCACATTCTCAGTCTTGATATGATACTTGCGAAAAGGATAGACTGTCATCAGTTCTTCGTCGATAGCGAGATTGACGAATCGTCGAAATATCTTCATGAACTTAGCAATGGTGTTTATCGCATACCCTGCGCTTTTTAGAAAGTTCTCAAAATCACATATACATTTGTAATCAACCTGCGTAAAGGTAATATCTTCTTTAAATCGTCTTAGAACCGCTAAAGTTGCCTTATGATTCGCAATCGTCCCAGCTGTATATGTTTCCTTATCAACCTCACTTTCCATCCAGTCAAGGAAAGAACCATCCTCCTTGTATGTTGTTATTTTTGGATTGTCTATTAGTTGGTTTATATTACCGATACGTTTTACAAAGTATTGTCCGTCTATTTGTATCTGTATTAATGCGTTATGTCCACGTAAATTTATTGCAATGTCCTGAACAATCTCTTTGATGTCTTTCATTATATCTCTTTAGTATGTTCTGCTATCCTGATTTTTGATTTTATAGGGCTAATCATATCTTCTATTCGTTGCTTATCGCTTCCAAAATAAGCACAGTATTGATGATAGCCAGGGGTTATGTCCTCATTCATATATCCTTGTATAATACAAGTATCTTTCTCTCCTTCAAAAGCGATTAACCCCTCATATATAGTTTTATGCCATACGTAATGAACTTTTGTGTTGTGTGTTGAAAGTTCGTTGCTTACAAGTTTTTTTTGATTTTCTTGTGTTATAAGATGTACTTCTGTTGTCCATTTACGCTGAAGATAGTAATTTATTACTCTTAATAGGGAGACTCTTATGGTTTGAATTGCTAATATTAATTTATGTCTATCTCCTACCATTGATGAACAAGCTTCCATAAATTTATCTACAGTTATATCTCCATTTGTCTGAAAAACATACCAGCCTTGTTCACGTAACAAGGCTGGTAGTTTTCGCGATATACAACAAGGTTCTTGAAAAGCCATTAGAAATCGTCCTCCTTTTTTTGTTGTTTTATGTATGCTTTTAGGTCAGCTATAAGTTTGCTGAAATATTCACTTCGCTTCTCATTAAAGCTTTCTATGTTGCTTATTTGTTGAATTGTCAAGTAGTAATCTTCATTTTCATGTGAGAAAATCTTTTCTCTTTGTTTGATATTTCCACCATTTGATGCCATTATTATATAGCCGTTGTATGAGTATCGTACAGCATCTATTTTTAGTCTAAATCGCTTATCTTTGCAGTCGATTGTGATGTCAAATTTTTCTATACCGTCATAGTCAATAGGTCTTCCCATCAGTTTATCACTTGTTACTCGGAAGTTCTTGTTTGCTTTGAGTATAATTTTCCCGTTTTCTGCGTCTTCAACTTGAACAGCATTTTTGTAGTTACTTATTTTTCCCGCAAAATAACTCCGAAGATAGGCGTATTCTTGTTTTGCGTTTGCATCTGTCGTTATAACTTGCGTAAATCCTCCGTTAGTATCAAAACGGATTGTGTCTTGTGCGTAACTTGTTATTCCGATAATGGCGAATAGTAGAGTGATAATTAATTTTTTCATAAGGTTTATTTCTAATACGTTAATATCGCAAAGGTAGTATTTTTATCTTAAAAATAAAGATTTCTACTGATATAATTTTATTTATAGTAAAACTTTCTTTATCTTTGCATTAAAAAGGATAACAATATGCAAGGAAGTAAATATGCTAAAATTAAGACCGAGACGCCCGATTGGTATATTGCACGGCGTTTGATGCGTGAAAAGAAGAAGAAACTTGTTGATGCCGCAGCTTTCTTTGGTTTAACTGTTGGAGGAATGCACCGTGTTATAAATGGAGTACCAAATATCATTCAAGCGAAAAAACTTGCAGAGTTTTTAGAAGTCGATTTTTATGAGTTATTTGATTTTGATAATGCGAACAATAAATTTATTTAGTTTTTCTTGCGAGTGAAAAATATTTTTATTATCTTTGCATCGAAAATAAAATAAATCTATTGTATGGCAAGAAGAAATGAAGATGATAAAGATGTAAAGGAATATCGTGGCAAGCGTTTCGATATGCGTGCCTTAATGGTTAAATATGATGTATCTATCAGTGATTTGGCTAATGGAACAGGACTTTCTTATGGCTCAGTTCAGTCCCTTATTAGACTCAATCGCCCCTCTATGACAAATCTTTACAAGATAGCTCAAGCATTGTCTTGTGATGTTACAGAGTTGTTTTTATCTGAAGATGAAATAGAGAATCCATCTTTTTCAAATAATATAGATGGGGAAGATACGTTTAAAAAAGATTTTGATGTTAAACCTTTAGACCCTTCTTTAATACCTGGTTTAATGTTATCCCATGACACGATAACTTGTCCTTATTGTAGCAAACGTTTTTTGTTGTTGGATTGATAATGTGATTATTTTGATGCTCCTCTTTTTTAGTGGAGTACTTTGTGTAAATTGTTCCTTTTACATTTCGTGTTTTTAATAGTGTAGTCCGAAAGGAATTCATATATTTCTTGATTTTCAGATAGATAAGCAGTGTTTGGTTTACCTAACACTGCTTTTTTTATGTTGAAACAAAAGGAAGAGCGACCGCCACACTAAGGGCTTCTCTGTCGCCCCGAACTTTTTTGACTTTAAAATATGCTTACGCCCTCCGAGATTGTCGAGACTGAGAAGGTAGCCGCCCGCTGAGATCTTCGACGCTCAGAAATTTTTATATATAATTAAGGTGTAAGTAAAAAGAATAGTTTTTTTTATTATTTTTCTTCGCAAATAATAAAAATAATTCTCTTTCCCTTGCACAAACAAAAAACATTTAGTACCTTTGCATTGTCAAAAACAAAAAACAATAACCGCCGAGCAGTAGCACGGCACAAAAACAAAAAACAATGAAAAGAAATCTAAAAATCGCGGCACTTGCAGCAATTGCAGCCGCAAATCCTGAAGGATTTACTGTTAACGCTAAAACGTTAACGCCTGTTACATTTGGTTACGCTGTGGCTGTTCGTGCCACTCAAAATAGCTTCGGTCCTGAAGGCCTTGCCGCTGTAGTAGATTACGCAAAAACAGATAAAGAAGTAACTGCCTTCGGTGGCTGGTTGGATTCTGAAACTGGTTTGTTTTACTATGATGCTGTAGTTATTACCGATAATATTGAACGCGCAAAGGCTATCGCAGAGCGTGAAGGCCAAATCGCTTTTTTTTCATTAGATGAAATGAAAGAGTACAGAATCAAGTAATTAACCCGCCAGGCATTAGCCTGGCACTAAAAAAATAAAAAAAATATGAAACAAACTACTTTATACAATCGATTTAAAAAACTTTCTTATCCTGCTACCTCTGTAGCTGCTCGTATTATTCGTTATCTGTGCGGCGAACGTACTTGTACAACTATGGGATACGTTGATGATAAAAAATTAATTCGTCCCTGTTATACTGCCGGTCGTGGTAGATATATTCATAACGCGGATCATACTTTCGAGGTTTGCGCCTTACTTGATAGATTAGGCGTTAAATACGAAAAAGGAAACGACGCGCCGCGCGGTGGTCTAACTGGTAATTATATTCGTATAATTACAAAAATAGTGGAGGGCTAAAAATGAAAGTAAATAATTTATATCGTTTACAGTTGCGAGTAAATAAGCGTTTTTTTTCTCTACTTAATAAGTACGAGAAAATCGTTAATATCGTTTTGATTTCGCTAAGTATATATACAATATATTTCGTATACATGTACGCTTAACAGGGCGGGCGGTCCCTTATAAACCGCCTAATAAATAAATAAAATAAAAAACTTTCAGGCGGTAGCCTGATAAAAAAAAAGATTATGGAAACTAATTTTAATGAAATCGCAAAACTGAAAGAAATTAATGCGCGTGAAGCTGCGTTAAAACAGTATATAGTATATGAAAAAGTATATAGTGACGCTATCCCCGCTTTGTATGTCAGTACTTATGCAAAGTATAACGCGGGGTATCTTACAGGTGCCTGGATTAATCTTCAGGCTTGCGAGGATAAAGAAACTTTTCTTAAAGTTTGCCGTGCCTTGCACGGAGATGAAGAATACCCGGAATTAATGTTTCAGGACTTCCAAAACTTTCCGAAAGAATTATATTCGGAGTGCGGCGGGGTTGATGACCTCTATACCTATATAGAGGCGTTGGAAAGTTGTGAAAGTCCTGAAGCTCTCGCGGCTTTTCTTGATTATTTTGAATTAGATGACCTTTGTGAATTTGATGATCGTTTTAAAGGTTCTTTTAATTCTGAAGTAGATTTTGCCTATGATTATGTAGATAATAGGGAACTTTTAAAAGATGCGGGGGAATTAGCATTATATTTCAATTACGAGGCATACGCCCGCGATTTATTTATAAACAATTATGTTTTTATAAATGGCTTTGTATTTTTTAAAGGAAATTTGAATTAGCAAATAATATTATAAACTCGTGGAGCTTTTAGCTCCACACAAAACAAAAAAGAATATGGAAACAAAGAATTTAATTAACGCTATTAATATAGATAATATTTATATTCGTGCGCAAATATATTTCCGTGTCGAGCGTTTCGCCCGTGCTGCCTGGGGTGGGTTAAATACAGAAATCAATGAGAAGACCGGAACGCTTACCCTATTGAAGGGATCTTATATCCTTTCACGTGTAGCGAGTTTTGAAATACTCGCTAATCAAGAAGGGGATAACATCTATTTACAGGCGGGGGAAGGTTCGCCCTTCTCCTCTGCCTGGGTCGTACGAGGAAATGAAGAAGGGGCGGACGTTATGAATGACTGCCCAGCCTGGAAAGCTGCCGAGGCTGCCGCCTGTGAAAATGAAACAAAGCCCTTCGATAGCTTACAAGTGGGTGAGTTCTTGCACGGCTGGGCGGGCTGGTCGTCTAAAAATGGTTCAGTATCTGAATATATGGAGGACTTTGCAAGTATAGAAGAAGATTCGGACGGCGTTAATTTTTGCCCTAATTTAATGCGTATTGATAAAATCGTCGAGATGACGGATAAAGAACTTTCCGCCCTTTCTTTCTGGAAATTTAACGGCGGTGTTGACGGTGGCAGCTTCTCGGACGATGCGCCCGCGGTTGGTTTTTCCGCTCTGTCTTGGTCTCAGAAACATAGTTTTATTGATTCCGTTTGTCTTATTCGCACCCCTACGCGCTGGGTTGCTGTTGATCCTCAGGGTTACACATGTAGCCGTTACGTTTATTTTCCGCTTTCTTGGCGTGTATTATTTGCCGATTCTTATTCTCAGGCAAAGACTATCAGAGAGGAAAGAAAGCGCAAGGAGCAGGAGGAAAAGGAGGTAAGAGATAAGGCACAGCGTGAAGAATACGCAGCCCGTGCAGCCCGTGCCGTTGCGCTAATGGAAAAAGCAAAAGCAAAAGTATATAAAGAGGATGAAAAGCGTACGGAAGTACGATTAACAAGTAACTTAAGGCGTTATTTATCCGTTTGTTTTCCTGAAGTAAAATTTGAAATTAAAAAAAGTAGTTGGGGGTATTTTACCCGTACTATTAGATGGGCGGGCGGTCCAACTGAAAAGGAGGTTAACGAGGTCTTAGAAGTTATGAAGGGGGATCACTGGACACCAGAAGAAGGGTATAACCCTGGCGAGGAAGTGCGCTATCTTCATAATGATTTTACAAACCGTTACGGCCGTTTATCACATTACACATTATATCGCGATTAATTCGGTATAGTTTCTTAATCTCATAATCTTTGCGGGGCTGGTCTCAGCCTCGCACGAAATAAAAAAAATATGCTAAAGGTTCTTTTATATATAGTTTTAACATTGGTTGCGCTTGCGGTGGTTTACTTTGGTGGTCTGGTATTGTTTGCGCTCGCTTGTTTCGTCGTTCCTGTTGTTGGTGGTCGTATGTTTGATCGTGAATAACCCGCCCTTTTCGTCTGCTTTTTTCACTTTGTTTGTGGTTAATCTGGGCGGGTTCTGGCTTGTTTTTTTAGTTCAAAAAGTCCAACTGTCCAGATATGCTATATATAGGGCTTTTGAAAATTTGGAAAATATTTAGAAAATTACAGGGCTTTTGCTTGCTCTGATTATAAAAAATAATTTATGGAAGATTTTAAAAACGTTGTCGAGATAAAAAATAAATTTATCTGTGCTCAGGTCTTTGATCGTGTGGAACGCTTTACCCGTGTTGTATTTGAACTTTTCAAGGTTGAAACCGATTTTAAAGCGGGGTGCGTGTCTGTAGTTCGTGGTGAAGCTTTTAAAAAGACTTTAGCGATATATGATATTATGACAGATAACACGGGCGCAAATATAGAACTTCGTCTTAAGGCTTGGAATAAAAAAATATTTAAGCCTGTTCTTACTGTAGAAAATGGTAGCGGGAAAAGTCCAGATATAATGACCCTTTGCCCCTACTGGCTAACTGCTGAAAAAATGGCTAAGAAGTTAACCGCTGAAGTGCCTTTTAAACATTGGAAGGAAGGCAGTTTTATTTTGGGCTATCCTGGTCCCGTTTGCAAGATCTCTTCTGTTCTTGATTATGTCAAGAGCTTTTTAAGGGCTGATTCTTATGGGTCTGTTATGGACTTTAAGCCGCGTTTGCTTCATATTGAGAAAATCGTAGATATGACGGACGAGGAATTAACCGCTTTGAATATTCACGACTATACAGGCGGTTTTAAAGGTGGCAGCTTCTCGGAGGACATAGGAGAAGAAAGTATTTATAACTTATCGTGGCCATGCAAACATTCTTTTATACAGCGTGTTTGCTTGATACGTACGCCTTCGCGGTGGGTGGCAATAGATCCACAAGGTTACGATTACACCAGATATGTTTATTTCCCGTTATCGTGGCGCGACATGTTCGCAGATGTCGTTCTGCGTGCCAAAGAGGAACTAAAAGAGGGGCAAGGCTTAAGAAGCGAGAAGAAGCAAGGCAGCAACAACGACAAAAGAGGGTTTATACCTTGCGCACGAAAAAAGCGGTTAAGATGATGGAGACTTTAGGCGTACAGCCTTTGCGAAAGGGTCAACGAATCACAGAGAACCGCCTGACTGAGAATTTAAGGGCGTATCTTTCTGCTTGCTTTCCTGAAGCAACTTTTGATGTTCGGTGCACTTATACGGCTTTTGGTCGTGATATAGTGTGGAGTGGCAGCCCTGACAGATTAGACGTTTCTGAAGCCGTGGCAGTGATGCAGGGAGATGCCTGGGAATGTCGTTCGGCAGAGGACGGCCAGACTTACACGAGCATGATCGATAATGATTTTACGCGAAAGTATGGTAAACTGGGTGTTTGTCGTTTCTTTGATGAAGGTTAGCCCTATTCTGGCTTTTGCCTAAAAATGTTGTGATTTTTCACAGAAAAAGGCGCAAAAAAGGCGGGGGTGCGATTTTGAAAAATTTTCATTTTAACACCGACATTTCAAAGCTACCCCTATATAAGACCTCTGAAAAATTGGAAAAATTTTGGAAATTTTCTTCGCGATTGCCCGCCTCTTTTTCAAAAAAGAAAAAAATGACTTTGTGGATTTGTTGATTTGAAAATAAAAATAAAATTTGGTTTTACCATTCAAAGGTGTGCATTTTTCCTTTTTTGTAAAACATTTTTCTGTAATATGTTGCGAAAAAGACGAGGTAGGCGGTGGAATAAATTTTATTTTAATATAAAGGAATCCGAAACACTCCCTATATAGGGCCTCTGAAAAATTGGAAAAATTTTCAGAATTTTGCTTGGCATTTCTCCCTTGAAAATTGAAAATGGTATTTATGCCTTTTATAGTAATAGAAAATAATTAGATATAATAACCCGTGAGGCAGAATAAAGGCTTCACACAAAAAGAAAAGAATATGAAACAGACTGACAAGATTTTGATTGCTTTAGGCTTTGTAGCTTCTGGCTCTGACTTTGATGAGAAATTTGAGAACTTTGCTTCTAATTTTGGTATTCAGTGGAGACCTTCAGACTTATGCGATGCAATTTCAATGAGTGTAGACAATAATAGTGCAGTGCGTAATTCTTTGGTTTCTATTATGTGGGACCGCGTTGTATCTCATTTTGTTGACAAAGGGCTTTGCGAGGAACTCTTTGACTATTACATCAACGGCTCAATTGATACTCATTTCTATTATGATGGTGTAGAAGTCTTTTGCGCAGACGACTTAGAAGAATATGTTACAGAATAGTTTTATTTGTGCTTATAGCGAGTATTTGATGAAAGGAGAACTCATAACGCTTATATAAGGCGTAACAATATTTAGATTTCATTTTTCATAGTTTTTGTTTTTAGCCGTGTGGATTTTGTCCCACGGCTTTTTTATTTATTTCTTACCTTTGAATATGAATATCAGAGGACCTCCATATAGTTCGTTTTCATAAAGTATATACTTTACGCTGCTAAGGTATATACTTTAAGTCGGTAAAGTATATACTTTATTTTAAGCAGCTATTTTTTACGCCAAAAAACAATAAGATTATGGCTGGTAAAAATATTAATTATACAGTCGTTGAGCGTACGTCTCCGATCAGTAAGAAACATTATGTGATGTCTCAGGTTATACCTACAGGCTCACTCAGTTTTGAACAACTTTGCGAGGATGCCTGTCAAGGCACTACGCTCGACCCGCTGGAGATGCAGACAGCGGTAAAGTTCTATATGAAGGCAGCACAGAAGAATTTGCTTCGAGGCTTTCGAGTTCCTTTAGGACCTTCGTTCTTAATCCTCTATCCTAAGTTGGAGATGAGCGTGACGGATAAGGATGGTAAAGTTGCAAAGTTGGAGGACGTGACGGCTGCTAAAGCCCACCCTACTCTGGCTTGTACTGTTGCACCTAATTATAGTCGTGCTTTTCGTATGGCAGCATCTTTCCAACGTGTAACGCCTAAGGGTGTTGTTGTGCCTGAACCTGGCGAGGATATTAACGAGGATAACAAGAAGGGCGACCCTACCACGGGAGGCGGTGGTGGTACTGAAGGAGGGACACCAGTGCCAGGGAATACGATTGAGGGCTAAATTGTTGTTACGAGCTTTCTCGTAGTCCTATAGTCTGTTTCGTGTCCTCTTTGCTTGTTATGCTTATTCTCTATTATTACGGGGCCAATACATAAGGTATCGGTTCCGTTTTTCTTAAATAATAGTCTGTTTAATTGGTATTTATATAAAAGTTTTATTTTTAGTGAAAATTTTAGCTTAAAAGTTTGGAGCGTACATTTATTTTGCTTACCTTTGCATCAGTTTAATGAACAACTGATATTTAATAGTCGAGCTGAGCTTGACACAAAAGAAAGTAAAATGAAAATCGAGTTAAATTCTTCAATTTGTCCTTTGGTTGATTTTTCAACCTATGAGACGCCTTTATCTGCATCTTTTTTTGAAGACTATGGTCGTGATTGCATAGGTGAGTTTGAAACAGTTATCGTTAATCAGGACGATGTTGACGTTGTGATTATGGAGAAAGTTGCTGCTGTTATGCAGGACGATATAGCACCTGTGTTGGTTGATTATGGTGTAAAGTCAATTAATATTGGTGAGCTTTATAGACCTAAGGAATATAATTTTAGACATGATAGTTTTGATTTTTCGGTTGAAATGAAAGAAGACTGGAAGGTATGTGCTATCACTTTCTTAGAAAAAAATCTACAGAATAAAAATCTGTGTAATTATATACAGGAAAATTGGGTGTCTCGTTCTGGATTTTGGTCTTTTATGCCTGAGAGTATAGAGAGCCTTGTGTCAACTTTAAAAGGTAATGATACACGTTATACGGATGATTATCTTCTCGGTGCCTATCTTACTTTGGTAGGGTTAGAAACAGACGTTATGATGCCTTGTCATGTGTTTGAAGATATGGTTTTTGATGAGATTACTGAAAATACTTATTTAACAGTACCTTATTGCTATATTCCTAATGATTGGTTGGAACTTTATAACGATGATGTAGCTGTCGACGAACTTTATTATAACTTGTTGGATAAGATTGGTCATGTCTGGCGTGGAATGAATGCAATTTATGATACACAGAGTTGTGAATCTTATGATTGCAATGACAATGCTTCACGTATGATTGCGTGGGCAATGAAAAATAACATAAGTGTGGAAGACGCACAGGATATTGCTGCTGGGCGTAAGGTTTATGAATATGGAATGTTGATGTATGCTTAAAGAATATGATTTTAGATATTCTGTTCACGAGGTGGACGGAAAATCATTTGAACTAATAGAATGTAAGACTTGGCCACGTCTGAATGTTCAGGTGCTGGACACTACTCCAGAACGATTTGCTGAAGATGTGGCAGCTGTAAAAGCTCGTTCCATGTGTGGATATACAGAGGAGGATAAAACTTTCATCTTGAAGCATGCAGGGGGTGAGGGCAACGGAGAACTTAAACAGAGTAATCTGGACGAGATCTATGACGGAATGGTTGAGATTATGAAAGCTGCTGTAAAATGGTGGCAACTGAACCGCTTGAGATTGAGAAATCCGAAAACGGCTTTTTGGTCGGACATGGCAAAATAAGTTTGATTAAGTTTATAGAATATCATAAATAGCTGACCTAACGGCTTGACGGGGAAAGAATATGAGAGACTACACTTCATTTATCGGTACCAATGGCAGAGAGGTTTGTCGTATGTCTGGTACTCCAAAGAATATGGCAGCCTTTGAGAAGAGAGCTGAGAATGCAGAGGTTGTTGAAATCGGACGTTATTTTTCGTCTTCGTCTATTTGGCCAGAAGACGTTATTTATTTGAGGAAGGTAGACGGTCGTTGGCAGTCGGGACTGAACAAAGGTTATAGAGGGTATTTCTTTTATTATCTTAAGCCATTGAAGATTAACTTTTCTTTGGTTCGTGAGGAAATCTCTGAGGAGGAAGGTCATAAGGCTATTAAGGACGCTGCTCCTGAGTTGACGGAGAGTGCTGCTAAGGTTATTGTCTGGTGTGATAAAACTGACGAGACGGACGGGGACGGTCGTTATTGGCTGTCAGCCTATCAAGGTGCAGGTGTCTATCGTCTTATTGTTGCTGGTGGTAAGATACGTGGTGCGATTCGTGGAGGGTTCCATGACTGTCGTAAAAGTCCTCGAGTTTCAGCGTTTGGAGACTTGGTTTTTAAGGAAGCCTTGAAGTTAGCCGTTGAGAAAGAACTTGGTACGTCTGACTTTCATCTTCTAAAGGCTGATGGTAGCGGTACATATTTTTTCTTACGCAATCCAGAAGATAGTATTTATCTTGAGACGAAAGAGTATGACGTTCCAATGGCAGATGGTACGGGGTGGCATCATAACATAGAAATTAAATCATCGCTAATATAGCGTGAGAAAATAATTAGAAAATATTTTGAAAATAAATAGCTGACCTATCCGGCTTTACGGGGAATGGAAAATGAAAAGATACACATTTTATGTTACTTTATCGAATGGAAGCGAGATTCATGTTACTTCGGTTGGTAAGGATAAGGAGGATGCTATAGAGCGTTTTATGTCGCTTCCAAAAACTATTGAGTTTATTGGTAAGGCTACTGTTACGGCTGCTCGCCTTGTGAAAGAGGAGGGAATCACTTTGTCAGCCTTTAATCGTTTCGTTCTACAGAGTAGTAAAAACAAAGGCTGGTGGGTTGTAGGTGATCCTGAAGGAACATTTGTTATTCGTTTCAAGGAGGGTGAGTTTAACGAGACTCGAGAGATAACTTACTTACGAGATAGTCCTATGGATGCACTGGAGGAAGCACGTGTTTTGCGTGAGATACCAGAGTGGTTACAGGCTTATCATTCGGAGGTGCTTTAGAAAATATTAAAAGTTCAGATCATGGATGTTTATTGTATGCAAGAAACAATAGGTGGGTGGAAACAAACTCCTGTGTTTGAGGGGTCGTTTGACGAGTGTCAGGATTTTCTTGAGACTAATTGTGATTATAGCCGTTCTTCATTTGCGATAGTTAATAAGGACGTTCTAAAGATAGATTATTTATAAAAATAAAAAGCTGGGCTATCGGCGTGACGGGCAAAATGTATGGAAAATAATAATAAAGAGAATAAAAATTTGACAGCATTGCCTATTTGGATGCCTAATGCTTGTCCGAAGTTTAACGACAATATGCAGGCAAATGCGCCCTTTATCGTGACGCGTGAGATGACACGTACAGATTTAGGATTAAGTATTATTGGAACGAGATACCCACGTGTGGTTGCACGGTATGTCTCTTTTCCTACGCAGCGTGGTATTACACGAGTACGGAAAGATGGTACTACTACTCAGGCTCAAATCGCTGAGGAAGGTCGACGGACTTATCTTGATGTTCGTGCCTTGGCTATTGAGAATGGACGTGAGGCTGCAAAGCGGGGTATAACCGTAAAGGAGTATATTGAAGACATTCTTGGTCGAGTTTATGACGAGGAATATGATGAGCCACGTCCTGTTGCAAAGGTGCCAGGCTTAAATGCTTATCTTGAACTGCGTGGATGTATGGATGACTTAAAAGGTAAAGAAGTTGACTGGGCGAGCGTTCTTCATCAGTTGGATTTGATGGCTGAATGGGCACAGAATATCTGGATATATAGAGATCGTAAGTATCGCGCTTCACGTCTTGAAGACCTTCAGCCGCTTGACGAATGGGAGGAGGAGTATGACCCAGCCGTTTCGCCTACGCTCTATCCTAAGCGTGGTATTGGTTTGACCTATGTGGATTATTCGCGTCGTCCTGAACTCTTACACGTGAGAACATCACGTGATACAGGTATTACGAAAGAGCGCATTGCAGAGATTAAGGCGGTACGTCAGCACAAGGCTGATATGAACGCTATGGGCTTTAAGGAGTAAAGGAATGGGGATAGGTATCAGCTTTATACTGCTATCTTCCCCTACCCCACCCTTGACAGAAAAGCAAAGATGCAGGGCATAAATTCCTATTATAATAAGAGGACAGGTTCAAATTCTTTCTTGATTGATAGTAAAGACTCTCTGATTGATACTTCCTCATACAGCACTGCCTATGCCTGTTACTCCGATAGATGTCATTTGCCCTTCATCTTGATTGTAAGTCCTTTCCAATTTGTAATGAATTGGAATGAATTTGAGTTCTCTCTGCTCTTTTCGCTGCCATCCTTACTGAAATCTTCGTAAAGGATATTCTTAAGTTTTCATCTTCTTACATAAAAAACAAATATATTAAATATAAAGATATTTTCGTACATACGTACTTTTGTATTTTTCTTTATATAAAAATAACAAACATATTATATTGCTTATTAGAAAGCGAGTTTATTAATTAACTCGTTATTAATATATTATTATACAAATCTATTAAACTAATCATTTATGAAAAAGGTTATTTATTTTGCAGTATTGGTAGTTGTATTACTATCTGCTTGCAGTAGTGAGAGTGATTCGCGCATTGAAGTGCCTGTTACACAGCAGAAAACGATTACTTTCTTGTGTAATGGTTTTACGCAACGAACGGAGAATATGACAGAGAAAGTCGTGACTCGTGTTCCTGAAACAACGTCTTTGACGGCAGATGGTATCGGTATGACCGACCTGTGGTTGTTCGATTATGTAGGTGGAGAACTGAAACAGACGATACATCAGGTTGCTACTGATGATGACTTTGGTAAGCCTTCTGTTAAGCTTGACTATGGTCAGCATGTCATTCGTATTGTGGCTTCTCGTGGAAATCACCCTACTCTATCGTCTGATGTTATCACATGGGAGAAGGCAAGTGATACCTTTGCTAAAGAGCTTAATGTGAGTGTTACTTCGGAAATGGAAACTGTACAGCGTATTACGCTGGAACGTGTTGCTACGCGTTTGAATGTTAAGATTACGGACGTTGTACCCCCGTCAGCTGCTACCCTGGACTTAGATCTTGCGACATGGTATAAGTCACTTAGCGTTCCTTCGCTCTTTGCTGTTAATGATAATGCGACACATTATAGCATTAATATAAAGAAATTCGTAGGCACAAAGGAGGCTTCCTTGGCGGTATATTCGTTATCACCTTCAGCAGAAGCGTGGAGTACGAATGTAACATTGGTAGCTAAAGACGAAGACGGGAAGGTGCTTTCACAAATCGTTGTGCCTTCTGTACAGATGAAAATGAACCGTACAACTGTCCTCTCTGGCGAACTATTTGGGAAAAGTAAACAGATGACTTTTGCTCTTAACACACAATGGAACGAAGATTATGCGCAGAATTTCTGATTATTTATACTTTAAGGATTGCTGTCGAGTGTTTTGCTCGACAGCTGTAGCCACGTTCCTTCTCTTTGGATGCGAAAAGCCTTATACTGACTTAGAAACTTCTACTAAACATCATCCGAGCCATAGTGGCGACAAAAAGGGAACAGATAGCTTAAATACACAACGTGAAATTTTCTTATTTAAGAATGATACAGCCTCTTTTTATGTTTCCAGTTTGGAACTCTATCCGCTTCAATATGATGATATAAGCAAGTTATATCAATCCGTATGCAGGCGTATCTCGCCTTATCGTTTACCAACAAAGAGCGAATCTTTACTCTTACGTCGTCATACTTTGCCTAATGGATGGTGGGGTGGGAAGCGTTGTTTATGTGTTGATAACATTGGAAATAGGGAATATAAAACGCAGATATTCTACTCTTTTCGGTGGGGTGGAGGTGCTGTTACGCCTATCGGAACACGTACGCAATACGCTATTAAACCTATTCGTACACAACGATTTACATCGAAAGAGCGAACTCATGCGATAGATATAAACGAAAAATGGAAACATAATTATTATATAAACTTTTAATTAAGTATTTTAGTACGTAGATATTTTAGTACGAAAGTATTTTTATAAAAACAAATCATGCTATTATATTATATTTTTTACTATAAATAAAACTTTTAAGTAAAATAGTTTGGTAGTATTGACAAAATATAGTATTTTTGCAAGTGATATATTCACAGTGCTTCTTGTAGAACGAATTGAAAATAAAATATGGGTAAACTTAAAGAAGTGTTGGCGTTTGTCAACAACAAGGGTGGAGTAGGGAAGACTACTACCGTCCAGAGTGTAGCCGCAGGCATTCTGCGTCTGAATAAGAAGGCTAAAGTCTTGTGTATTGACCTCGACTCACAAGGTAACATGTCGTTCCTAATGGGATGGGAGAAGGTAAAGGCTAACTATTCTCCTGCTCTTACCGTGGCAGATGCCTTACGTGATGGCAGTAATAACTCCTTACCAGTCTACAAGAAGAGTGATCGCTGGTATTACGTGCCTGCCTCTTCACTGTTGAATAGTATAGACCCTGATTTACATCGTCAGATGCAATCAAAGTTGGTTCTGTGTCAACTTTTCGGTAATGAGTTTACAGATATGTCTGGTGACTTTAATGAAGGCCCACGTTGGATTAGTGAAGCGTTCGATTATGTCCTTATAGATTGTGCTCCGTCGCTATCTGAACTTACTTATAATGCTCTTGGTGCTTCTACCGGCGTTATCATTCCTGTACAGTTAGAGGGGCTTTCTGTGAGTGGTATAGGTAAAATCCTTAAAGCGTGTAAGGATGTTCGCAAGATGTTGAACCCCGATCTTGAAGTGAGAGGTCTGTTACTTGCTATGGCTGACGAACGCACCAACATGACTAAGGACATGGTGAAGTATCTCCGTGATACTTACGATGAGATTGTTTTTGATACTCGCATCCGTCGTTGTGTTAAGGTAGCCGAGGCGCAGCTTCAGTTACGCAACATCTTTGAGTATGCGCCTTATTGTACCGCAGGAATTGATTACGAGGCGTTTGTAAAAGAATTAAAGAAAACATATAAAGCATAAAGTTATGGGAAAAGATTACGGTAAGCGTTTGAAGGTCGGAGAGACACCTATGATTACGCAGACAGAGAATTATATGGAAAAAGAAGTCTTATCTACTGAGGGGAATGTAGCTAATGTTGCTACGCCAACAGTGGCACAACCTATGGCTCCAATCGGTAACTATGCACAACGCCTTGCAGGTCGTCAGCAAACGAAGGGTATTGTTATTGATATGCCCGTTGACATTTATCGTCGTTTGCGTGATGTAAAGGACTATCTTCCTGGTGAGACATTGAAGTCTCTCGCTCTCCGAGCTGTCGTTGAGTTTGTTGAACGTAATAAAGTAAAATAGTTGCGTTGTTTTAGAAAACAGTTGCTATGATTTAGAAAATAGTTGCGTTGTTTTAGAAAAACGAAAGGTATATATGATTATTCTTTTTATTCTGTATTCTACTAAGCTGATAATATGAATATTGAGTATATTAAGTATAAACGCACATAGAAACCCTTTGAACAAAAGACTTTGGCGTATGTTTTTTCTAAAACAAGGCAACTGTTTTCTAAAACAACGCAACTATTTTCTAAATCATAGCAACTGTTTTCTAAAACAAGGCTATTAAATAAGTATTCCAAAGATACATAATATGGGATATAAACGTATTAATAAAGATAAGCGACTTTCTTTATTGGAAAGTTCTAACGTTATCTTTGCTGACCTTCGGGAATCAAAGTGGCTTTACAACCCTCTTGTCTATTCACAGATTAGTGGAGATTTTACGTTGATGCAGCAGCGTATCTTGTTGGGTATTGTTGAGAAACTACAGCAACGTATTATTGATAGTGTTGCTGAGAAGGAAAAGAATAGAACTTTCCCAGACATCTTCGATTATTCTTCTTTGATGCAAAGAGACACACTTGACTTTACACTTTCGGCTGTTGATTTGGGTGTTGGTCGTGATCATTACGATGATTTGGAAGACGCTGCAAAGGTTCTTAGTTCCATTACTATGAAATATCCTGTATTCGATGGTCGTGGACGTATCAGTAAGTATGTAGTTGCTTCTCTATTTCCTCGAATAGAATTGCCTAAGAGCGAGAACGAAATACGCCGCACGGGCATGTTACGTATCGTTATGCTTACAGAGAATATCCGTGAGATATTCACTATGCAGTATGGTTACGTGATGCACCTTTCGCACATTGCACGGATATGTAATAAAAAGCGTACCCCTCGCCTTTATATTTATCTAAGTCGTTATCGTGACATTGGTCATAAGAAAGTCCCTTATACTGACCTTCTTGAGTTCCTTGGACTTACTGATGAGTATTTTAGGCAAACGAATGAGGGGAAGAACCCTTATAATAATTGGAGTAACGTCCGTATCATGGTTCTTGAACCTGTAAAGAAAGAAATGGATAAACTGATGGAACGTGGTGAGATTGATTTCTCTTTTGAGTATTCACCAGTCTATCCGCCAGGTAAGAAGCGTGGCGCACCAGATGAAGTTGAGTTTGTTATCAAGAAGGGTCAGCTTGCGCTCTTGCGTGATGCGAACAATCACAGAGCTTCGTCTGAGATCAAGTTTATTGATAGTTACGTGGCATGGTGTCCAGAACTCTCTGCTTATGCTTTGCGTATGCTTATGTCAGATATGGATGATAATCAGCTGCAATCCTTCCTTGAATTTGCTTATAAGGATATGCGACGTATCATCGAGCGTAAGCAGCCTGACGATGTAGCGGCTTATGTAATGGGTGTTTTGCATAAGTGGAAGCGAGACTATCAAACGAGAAAAGAACAGCGTCAGACTGATTTGTTTGGTCCGGCAATCGTTCCTTCTGTTGTAAAGGATGAGCAGCCTGCTTTTGTACCTGGCGCGTTTTCTACAGAATGGCAAGAAGTCTTAACGGCATACGGTGACGGTCTTTTTGCTTCATTGCTCCATGGCGCAAAACATATAGGCTCTTATCTTGGTAATATCAATGTCGAGTTTGCAACGAAAGAAGAGCGTGATACTTACCTTTCACTTTGTAATGACAAGAAAAACCAGACTGAATATAAACGCCTGATTTCTATTATAAAGAAGGCTATCGGTAGAAAAGATAGTGGTGTCTGTCTGATAACTTCTGTGTTCGGAAAAAGATAAAGGATTTTCAACACTTTCTTTGAATCTTATAACCCTCAAAAAATTAAGGTATATACTTTAGCACGATAAAGTATATACTTTAGCACGATAAAGTATATACCTTAGCATCATAAAGTATATACTTTTCGTTTTGAGGTAAATTTACCACAAAATAGAACTTTTACAGGATGTCCTTAATTTTCTCTTTGACAAACGAAATAAGCTGGTTCTCCTGATAGGCTTACTTTCATTATAAATCCGCTCTCCCTAAGTATGTTAGTGTAAATTGACAGTGGGTCGCCTAAAGTACAAGGCCATGCTTTGAAGAACTGGCGTAGTTTAGCATCTGTATAGACTTCGTCGCAAGTGCTTTCGTCTTTAGCTGGTTTATAGTGTTGAATGAAAGCATTAATTTTGTCTGGGATAACGTAATCATCAAGTGAAACACCGCTACTTTTCTCTTCTTCGTTATTGTCTTTTTTCATATTATTGAATGTTTTGTTTAATTAATTAAAGCAAAGGTATAATTTTTAATCAATATGTTTTGTAAATTTAATGTTTTTGTTTAACTTTGTCGACAAAATAATAAGATAATGAAGTATTACTACAAACTACCTGTGCTTTCTGAAACAGGAAAGCGACTTCGCAAGTTTAATTCACAGGCTATTCTTGCTCTTCGTCGAGCAGATGCTTATGCAAAGCGAATGGGTGCCGTGGCTTACCATTCTTCTAACGATGCGTTTGCTGGTGGTGTAGCTTTTCTTATCTTTGAGAAGGAACCTAATCCTGCGGTGTTTCGTGTAGCAACTAAGATTGATGATGAGTTATGCTATGAGCCTAATGTAAAATTGGACTCTGGTGTGGTCGTTGTCAAAAAGAATGAGTTGCCGAAAGATGAGCCTGATTGTTTGTATGACCGTTCTAAATTGCTGTCTTGGGCAGATGTCCGTGATAGATATTCTTTGGCTATTTGGGCAAAGACAGCTAACATCACTGATGCTGAGAAGATGACGGAGGATGTGCTTCGAAAAGAAATAACAAAGCGAATGAAGGACCGCAATTTCATTTCTTATCTTCGCATCTCAGATATGCCTGCGCTTGACTTAGTTCAATCTCGTCAACTACGAAAGGGTGCTCGGGTGCATCTTCGTGCGGTTCGCCCTTCCGTAAAGGTCGCCTCTCGTGCTGTTACCGCTGAGCGTCAGCGTATGGCTCTGCCTATTATGAGTATTTCTTCGCTGCTTGACATCCTGACAGGTGGTAATACTACTGTGGCAGCAGAGTGTGGTACCACGCCCATCTTTTTTGAATGGCAACGAAATTGGTATATCGGTGTTGACGTTCCTTGCTATGATAATAAGGATATGCAGCTGATAGAAAGCGCGGCTTTTACGTTTATGTTGAATACAAAGAAACAAACGCTTGCTCGTGAAGCAGCTGACTTTGATGAGTATTGCAAGGAGGAAAAAGCAGAACGTGAACGTCTGATAGCTGAGAAAAAGGAAATTGATAGATTAAAAGGTAAGTGATAAGGCGAATTTTCAGTTCTTCTTATATTAAGTGTGAATATACTTGGAATTTAATCACAACTGTCTGTGAAGATGGTTGTGATTTCTTTTTACCATAGATTTATGGTTGCGTCTGTGAAGGTGTCAAGTATTGAAACCTGTCCTTCATGTCCATAGAAGTCTACGAGATAGTTCCTGATTCGCTCCTGTAGGTGGCGGTACTCCATCATGATTGCAGGACGGTGCGTTTGTCCGCCTGTTGGGTCCCATATAGCGATATATCTGTTGCGAAATCGTGCATTTTTACTCCTTTCTACATTCTCAGCCTTTCGCTTTCCGCCGACACCAATATCTACATATCGCATATAATCATTGTAGTTGAATACCAGTGTAACATTTCCTGCTTGGTCTGCTCTTACTAATCTTGACTGAAACGACCTTGATCCGTCACCAGTAGAGTGGGGTAGACCGTCCCTTCTATTAGCTTCGTTCTTAATTTTGTAGCCTGGATAGATTTCTGTAGGCCAAACTTTCTGTGTGATAAGGTTGGCTTTAATTTGCATGTTTGTTTGCTCCATAAAGTCTCTTATTACTTTATTGAGCGGGAATATCGAATTTGATATTGGCTGTGGCATAATGCTGTTTTAATGTTATAATGCAAAAATACTCAATGTTTTTCTTTGTTGTGGGACATTCTTTTGTCCCACCTTCTTTTCTAAAGATGTTTACTTTTGTTCTGAAATCATAGTTAACGTGTAGATATGGCAAGTACGAAACAAGCACAAGTAGTAATTACAGCGAATGCCACCACCGCAAAAAAGGTGATGGACGAACTAAAAAACAAGGCTAAGCAGTGTTACAATCAAATGCAGCAGTTAGCACAGACTGGGCAACAAAATTCTAAAGCATTTAAAATGGCTGAAAAGGAATTTAATGCCTATAATAATGCTATTGCGCATAATATTTCTGCAACAAAACGTGTTGACGAGGTTATGAAGAACCTTGCTGGCACTTCTACACGTGATTTAAAACGAGCTCTTGGTGCTGCTAAGCGTGAGTTGAATGAGATGGCAGGCAATAATCCGAAACTCAAACAGATGCAGAAGAACATTGCTGCCATAAAGAATCAGATAGACAAGAATAACGGTTCTGTACGAACACATAATAGTCTGTGGAAGAATGCTGTTAAAAATATAACGGCTTATATTGGTGTTTTTGGAGCGTTCAATTTAATTCGCTCAAAGTTACAAGGTGTTATTAGTGATAACTTAAAGTTCTCTGACCAGTTGAATGATATTCGTAAGGTTAGTGGCTTAACTACGGCGGAAGTAAATAAATTAGCCGTAAATCTTTCTAAACTTGATACGCGTTCTACTATTCAGTCCCTGGCGCAAGATGCCTATGTGGGTAGTAAACTTGGTATGGGTAAGTATGGTGTAGAGGGCTTGGAAAGTTTCGTAAAGGCTGCCAATCAAGTAAAGGTTGCTTTGGCTGAAGATATGGGACCAGAATCTTTGACTGCTCTTGCTAAGATGACGGAAACGATGGGACTTATTCCTAAGTTTGGTGTAGAGAAGTCTATGTTGAAGATTGGTTCAGCCTTATTCAGACTGTCTTCTACAACCACGTCTTCTTCTAATAATATCGTTGAGTTCTCTAAGCGTCTCGTCGGTACAGCTCGTGTTGCGGGTGTTACTACTGATCAACTGCTCGCTCTGGGTTCAGCTGCTGATTCTATGCAGTTGATGCCTGAAGTGGCTTCTACAGCCTTTACAAAGTTGTTTGTTGCATTACAGAAGAACCACAACCTTATAGAAAAGGTATTGAATATTGAACCGGGTACTATCAATAGACTTTTCACTGCTGGACGCACGATGGATGCGGTGGTTCTTATTCTTGAGAAGATGAAGGCTAAAGGCAATATGAATGCCTTGCAAGATACCTTTGAAAAGCTTGGTGGTAACGGTTCTCGTCTTGGTAATGTGATGGTTACTATGGCGAAAAATGTAGATATGCTGAAGGAACATCTCCAAACTGCTAAGGTGGCTTTTCGAGAAGGTACAGCGGCAACTCAAGAATATGAAATGCAGCAGGAGAGTGCGCAAGCTATTCTTGAAAGAGCTAATAATATGTGGGAGAAATCATTTGTTAATCCTAAAGGTGTAAGTGCTGTTAAGGATATGGCGCAAGCATGGTATGATTTCTCTAAATCGTTAACAGAGTCGTCTATCGTTACTCATAACATCAGTTTCTTTTTAACGATGCTGGCGGGAACTGTAAAGACTATTTTAACTTTACTCCCCGCTCTCGTTACTTTCTTTTTGTTTAAAGGTGTCTCTTTTGCCGTCTTAACGATTGTTGAAAGTTTTAGATCTATGAAGGATGCTATAATGGCATCTGCTATAGCCCAGCGTTTCCGTGCTGCTACTGACCGAGAAGAAGCTGTAGCGGCTACGGAGGCAAAGATTGCGCAAGAAGGATTGAATAAAGCTTTATATTCTAACGTCTTTGGACTTGTGATAGCAGCTATAGTTTCACTTATTTATTACATTGTTGAATTTACAAGTAAGACAAAAGATGCAACTACAGCTATGAGCGAGTTGGACAAACAGGTAAAGAATACTGTTTCGTCTTTCACTGTTGAAAAGGCCACGTTGGATGCTCTGAAAGATAAAATCGACAAGGCTAATATAGGTACAAAAGCACGTGCTGATTTAATTAAAGAGTTTAACTCTAAATATGGCACGTACTTAGGTCACATGCTTACCGAAAAATCTACGGCAGAGGACCTTGCTAAGGCTTATAAAAAAGTTGTCGATCAACTTAAGGAGAAAGCTGTACAGGAGGGTATTGATAAATATCGTAAGAGTCATTATGATCCGTATGCACAATATGAGGTTAACCATTTGATTAATTATGACACTTTTGCTAAAGATAACAAATTAAAAACACGCGGTGCTGATTTGCGTCATATAGTAGAGGATGCAGGCAGAAAGGGAGTATCACTTCATTCCTTGGCGATGTCTTTGGGTAAACGTTTTGGTTTAGATTCTGCTGCTGTTGAAGATTTGTATCGCTTTCGTTCTGGAGCACCAACGATGTCTTTTGATTCCTTTGGTAGATCTCAAGCAGTTATATCTGGTGAATATTATGCGTTTTTGCAATATAAAAAGCGAGGTGAACAGTTCCTTAAAGCTATGAAATATGCTACGCAAGCCTATAGTAATAAGGGACGTTCTAAGGATGTGGCTAATGTTGAGTCTGTTTTGCGTGATAAAATAAATGTTGCTACGGATGACACTCCCGATAACAATGGTAGCTTAGATTTGGAAGCTCCTGATAAAGCGGCTATAAAAGCTGCAAGAAAAGCCGCACAGGAGGCTAATGCACGGAGAAAAAAGGAAGAGCGTGAAGCTCGTCAGGCTAAACGTTATGAACTAAAAGATGCTCAGGAAGATGTTAAGGCTATTGTTGACAATGTGAAGAATTATTACGACCGACAAATAACAGCTTTGTATAAGATTGCCTCGGCTACTGATATGGAAGAAACTTTGCGCGACCAATTAGAGGCTGGTATCAAGGCACGTATGAATATAGCTTTGTCAAATGCACGTAAGAGTATCGCTGACGTTAAAAATGATTGGAACGCTTTTAAGAAAACAATGGCTTCTGATTTGATAGAGCAGAATGATAAAGACGGATATAACGAGAGTAAAGTTTTGCTTGACCGTATTGGAGAGGTGAATATTGGTGTACTTCGTGGACGTATAACGCAGTTATCGAAAGATTTGAAACGTCCTGGTACTTCCTTGTTAGATCAAGTATGGCACAATGCTTCAAAGAATGAACAGGTTAACGCTAAGTCGGCTAATAAGATTGAACAGGCACGTCGACAGAAAATCTTGGAGGATGATTATACTGGTAAGGTTGATAATGATTACTTAAACACCTTTGAGCAGTTAGGTTTCTCTCCCTTTGATGCTTTGCGTAGTCAGGCCATTTTAAGTGGTGGTGAGAATGCACGAGACGTAATCCGCACACGTAATGCGTCTATTCAATCAATCTTCGCGAACTCACGTGAGAATTTTGATTCGTTACAAATGTTGAACATTGATAGCATGGAGGGACGAAAATCATTGATTGACATCTTGTTCGGTACTGAAGATGAACGTTCGGCAGCAGCCGTCGACCTTGGTGTTCTTTTTGATACGCTCACTGAAGGCGCAGAGGTTGGCGGTAAGGCTTCTGAAGGCATTCGTCTTTTCTATGATACGTTGATAAAGTATAATGACGATTATACTGAGGCGTTGAAAAAAGCGGCTGACAGACAAGAAAAACTTTTATCTTTCCGTTGGAACCATACAGACGAAAAGGTCGCTTTTGATGCAGAAAATGTTCGATTGAATCAGCAGAAGGAGGGTATCTGGCAATTCACTTCTGATGCAGAGCAAAGACGAGATGAAGGAGATACTACTACTGAAGATCGTGGTGTCTATGGTAATTGGGAAGTATTGCCGTCGTTTGGTGCTGACCCAGAGGTTGAACTCTATAAGGTGAAGATGCAGGCCGCTCAGGCTTATTACGAATACTTAAAAGCAGCTCATGCTGATGAAGCGGTACTTGCTTCGGCTGAGAAACGAGCACAAGAGGCAAGTATCGAATATACTAAATCGTTGGTTCTACAGATGAAGAATCGTATGGATGAACTTTATGGCTTATTCGCACCTATTGAGTCTTTTGGTACTGAGTTAGGAGAGGCTTTGGTGTCTTCTGAAAAGACTGTAAAACAGGCTGTTGGTGGTATGATAAATAGTTTCTTAAAGTTGACTGTAAATATGATGCAAGAAACTATTAAGCGTCGTATGTTCCAGTTGATAAATGACCGTCTTGTTAGTACACAGATGGCAGCATCAGCGAAAGAGCAGGAAGCTATTGAAATGTCTAAGCAGAGTAAATTTTCTGCAATAGACAAAGGTGGTCAGAATGTTCGTAAGATGTCTTTCAAAGATTTTGCTCAGCAAATCTTTGGATTAAAGAAAAAGAACAAGAAAAAAGAAGTGTCTATTGAGACGGATGGAGTTAAGGATGAGCGTAAGGTACAAAAGAAAGGTGTTAAATCTTTATTGAAGTCTATTAAGAGTAACTTCGCTTCTTTATTCCGTACAAAGAAGAAACAGAAAAAGCAAGAAAGGAAACTTGAAGAGAAGAGCGGTAAAGAAACGCTTGAGGTTAGTAAAGAGGCTGAGATTGCAAAGCAAACCTTAACAGAGGCTTCTGGTCAGACGATACAACAGTCTTTGGATAAAACTGCTCAGACGGCTATCCAAACTCAGAAAACGCAGGCTGCTGAAAGCGTACAAACTAAGTCGGGAGAAACTCAAGCGAAAACAGCCATGGGTATAACCAGTGGTGCAGCTGATATTATTGGTAAACTTGGTTGGTGGGGTATCCCTCTTGTTGCTGTTATTACCGCATTGTTGAACGGATTGCTTTCAGCTGCTATGGGTAAAGTCTCTTCATTGTTTGGTGGTGGTAGTAAGTCTTCTGATGCTTCAACGAATACTAAACTTGTTAGTGGTATGTTGACCTATGATGCTGGTAACGTTCAAGCCTTCCGAGGTGTCAATGATGGTAAGACTTATCCTGTAGTGGGCAATGACGGACAAGTGTATGCAGCTACAGAAGCAGGTGAGCTATCGACGGGATTGATTAAAGACCCTATTACCACGCTTATTAATGGTCAGCCAGCATTGGTTGCTGAACGTGGCCCAGAAATGGTTATCGGACGTGAAACTACAGCAGCATTGATGATGGCTCGTCCTGACTTGATTTCAGAGATCGTTCGCTTTGACAAAAACCGAAGCGGTATGAGTTATAGGGCTTATGATAGTGGCAATGTTGCACAGTTCTCTGTTGCTGATTCTGCTGGTCAGCAAGCACAAATAATGGAGTTAGGTGCTACTATAGCACAGCTGTCTTCTGTTCTTTCTGAACTTCAGAAGAACGGAATCAAGGCGCATGTAAATAAATTTGGACGTGGCGGACTGACTGATGCCGCTGCTGACGGTCGTCAGTTTATGTCACGTTACTCAAAGAATGGTCGATACGAATAAATAAGACTCTTGTTTACTACATAATATTTTTATTTTGTTTATGTGAATCGCCTCCGTAGTCCGTGATGGATAACGGAGGTCTTTATTCATAAGTCATTACTTGTGTCGTAAATGTATTATTTGTAGTTTTATAAAACTTAAATAAGAGAAATTTTTTCTGTTAGTCGTTCTATAATATCCATTAGACGTTTCTTTTCAGCATCAAACCTTGTCTGGCATTCTTGTCTGATCCTATTTTCTTCTTCCTTATGCTTTCTTTCAATCTCTTTTAATTGACGTTCGTATAGAAGTTGGATTCTTGTTATTTTACTTTCATTTTCTTGAGAAGTTTGATGGTCTTTCTCGTTGTCTCTTGGAGATTCCAGTATTTCAGGATTTCTTTTGATAAGTTCTGTATTAGTAGCATTCTCATTTGTGTTATTAATACAAACAGTGTCAACAAATGGAGGTATTATACTTGTTCTTTTTTCTATAATAGTTTCACTTGATATATTCCCCTTGCTTTTATATTTTTCTATTCCGGTTTTATCTGGCTGGAGACTTGATAGAATAATGTCAGCATTAGGCATTTCTTTTATCTTTTCTTCGTCATAGAAGAAGGCTCCTATTGGAATGCTAAATGTATTACATAAACGTAAAATTGCTTCAACGTGCATAGGAATACTTCCTTCCATCCATTTTTTTACACTTCCATAGTCTTTTGTACCTAATGCTCGTAAAACATCTTTTTTCGTCTTTTGATTAACTTCCATCCATTGTAGAAGGAAATTGTAATTGTAACGGTATTCCATATTTTAAATTTTATTGTTAAATAATTGTATATATAGTTTGTCGTTTTATCTTGAAAAATCAATGTTTTACTTTAATCTTATTGAGAAAACAGTTAAATTCACAAATTAAATTGAAGAAAAACATTGTTTGTTTAAAGAAAACGTTTAACTTTGTACCGAAATTTACAAAATATATTATTAAGCATCTATGATTTTACAAAATTTAATAAGAGAAAATAAACTGCAATCTTTAGATTTCTCGGCAATGGATAAAGAAAAACTTTATCTTTTGATGGAGAAGTATGGTGCCTCACGTGGTTTTACTTATGACCGTTTTTTTAAAGAGGGTTTTCGTTTATGGGAATTAGTAGGTGTTGATTTTGTAAAAGATTTCTTCCTTAGAAGAAATCAGAAAAAAGCCGTCCTTGATTATCTTAACGTCTTGCGACTTAATGGTGGTTCGAGTAATGGATGGTTCTGGACTGCTATAGGAGAAGAGTGGGGGCTTCGGGCTTCCTTTAAAAACTTTATGGCGTTGTTGGGGATGCTAAGTGATGTTACTATTCAGAAACGTTTTTCTTCTGATAACTGGAAGGAGTTTGAGCGTGTTGGAATAGTTACTATCCTCTGTGAACTTGAGCCTTCATTTGATGTGTCCTTTGACGCTGAGCAAAAGCTTGAAGACGTATGGCAACAATCGCTTTCTAATAGGTGTGTTAAGTAATGAATTGTTAATAATGTATTTGATTCCTGTTTAGAAGATGAAACGTGAAGCGTGTGTATCCTTATTGCGCCCTGTGGCTTATACCATTGATTATCGAGGTCAGCATGATGATAAGTTGACCTTTCTTTTTCGTGGTGCTTGCTGGGCGCAGTTGGTACACACCTTTGCGTTTCTTGTTGGGAAAGGGCGTGGAATAGCCCAGGATGCCTTTATTTATCGTTGCACAGATGCTGTTGCACGAAATGGGAAAGGCTCTTGGTATTATGCCGTTGAACTCAATGAACCTAATTTTTATTTTGCTTCTTTAGAGGACATGAAGCTCTTAATAGAAGCACAACTTGTAAACAAACAGACCTGTAAGGTAAAGTATTTGAACTTAGATAGATTTTTAAATATATAGACATGAAACATTTAGATGTTACCTTTGATTTAGAAACCGCGAGTCTTTCGCCTACAGCGGCTATTATACAAATCGGTGCGGTCGCGTGGAACCGCTTTGAAGAAAAGTCAGAACGGCTATTTGAAGATGCTTATGAGGTCTCTTTTGGCGTAGATCTTCGTTCGGCTATGATGTCAGGCTTTGACATTGACCCAGAGACTTGTAAGTGGTGGAGTCGAAGAGATACAGCTTTGAAGAATAGTATTCTTAGCGAACATGTTGAACATATAAAAGATGTTCTTCTGAGTTTTAAAGCATGGCTTGAAGAAGTTCGCTCTACGTCCAGTGCGGAGAGTATTTGTTTATGGGCACAAGGCTCTGACTTTGATGTGCCAGTTCTTCGCAATGCTTTTGAAACTTTTGATATAGACTTCCCTGTAAACTATCACGCTATTCGTGATGCACGTTCTATTGTTCTTGAAACTTTCGTACGTGAATCTATTTACTCAAAAGAAGAAGCATTATCCTTGATAAATAAGGATTATAATAAGGTGTATGACACAGTTTGTAATGGCTTTCGTAGACCTGAATGTTTGTCGGTAAATTTAGCGCATAATGCTCTTTATGATGCTAAACTTACGGCTTGGAGTACATGGTGTGCTCTTCATGGCGTGGATAATGTAAAACATGAAGGATAAGGCGGATGAAGTACGGATTACCTTATAAAGGAAGTAAGAACAGACTTGCAGAACGCATCCTTTCTCTTCTGCCGAATAAAGAACATTTTTTTGATTTGTTCTGCGGTGGTTGTGCCGTTTCGCATGCTGCGTTATTGCGCCGTAAATTCAAGACTGTCCATATTAATGATATTAATTGGATGTGTCCTGAGTTGTTCGTTGCTGCCTTGGAAGGTAAATACGTTAATGAAAAACGTTGGATAAGTAGAGAGGACTTTTACAAGTTAAAGGATACTGATCCTTATGTAACAATCGTCTGGAGTTTCGGTAACAATATGCGTGATTATCTTTATAGTCGTGAACGTGAGCCCCTAAAACGAGCTATTCATTATGCCTTAGTTTTTGATGATTACGGTCCTGGCTTAGAACTGGGCTATGACTTTTCTTTCCTTAAAGAAATAAAAGGAAATCAATCTCGCTATCGAGCTATAAAGACTTACTTCTTCTGTAACGATGGAGATTGTCAGTCTTTTGAACAGACTGAAAATCTTGTTAGACTACAGAGTCTTGAGCGTTGTGTACATTTATCTTATTTTCCTTTTTCGTGTGGAAGGGCTGAACTCTCATATAGTTCTGTTGATTATGCGGATGTTGCTATTCCTAAAGATAGTGTTATTTATTGCGACATTCCTTATAAGGGTACCAACGTCTATAACGCTGCCGAAGAATTTGATTACGAACGTTTCTACCGTTGGTGCGCTGAACAACAACAACCTGTATTCATTAGTAGTTTCGAGATACCTGCTGACCAGTTCCGTTGCGTTGCGGAATGGGAACACCAGAACACCTTCTCGGCTTCGGATTATAAAGTAGTTAAGGAACGTTTATTTATCCCTATTCTTCAAGAACCTCCCCAACTTATAACACAGGGCTGCTTATTCTAAGATAAAGTATGAAAGCCTGAATGTTAATGAACTTCTAAACAAAAGAACAATATGATTTTTGACCCTCTTATCTCGGAGATAGCAGCATTGCCGCTAACGATGCTTGTTCGTCCTGCTGACGTGCAGAACGACGACACGCAGACGGCTTGCTGGTGCCCTTTCAGTAAGGAAGAGGGCGATGGTGCTAATACTCCTCATTTTATCATCTATAAGAATGAAAGAGGTGGACTATACAAAGACCCTGTTTCACGTTGGATGTGTACTCGCACGAAACGACAGGGCTATGGTGCTATCGAACTCTATGCGGCTATTCATAACCTTGGCTTCTGGAGTGAACACAAGGGATGCGCTTCTTCTATCACCGTAGAGGGAGAGAACTTGCGCAAGGTGTGCCGTGAACTTGCCGTGAAATGTGGGTACAGCGAAGACGAGATTGCGAAGCGATGGCCGTCTATCTTGCACCGTGATTATCGTGGTGTCAGCGACCGTCCTTTAACGTCATTCGATTTCCAACCTAAGACCGACTTCACACCACAGGAACTTACAGCTCTTGGGTGTTCGGTATGGGTGGATAGTAGCAATAAGGCTCACTTTGGATTTGATACTGACCGACTGGATAGTAAATGGCATTTTGAGCCTTACTTTATCCAACAAGATTTTGCTATATATTCCCTTACAGAATGTACCTTACCAGCTGTTAACCGTAACGGTGAACCCGTCAGCGAGAAGATTTATGGTACACCATTCAATCCTCTCTTTCTCGCTTACGTCGACGCAGAAGATGAACGTTGTGGTTGCGTGTTCCGCCCTGCTATGGACGTGCCGCCTATTGTCTTTAGTAATGATGAAGAGGTTAAACCTTCCAAAGTGTCACGATGGTTGTCAGGTGATAGGGTCTTTACCTTTGCTGTAGAACACCGTACTACAGAGTCTACCGCTGTTCGTCGTGCTATAGATACGCTTGATCCTGATGAAATTGTGACTGAAACTAAACAGGTCTGGACGGAGGGTGAAGATAAGGATGGTGTGCCTAACGGTCGTTGGCAATTGACAGAAGAACCTATCGAAGACAAGGACATCAAGGCTCAGGGTGTGATTTTTTGCACGACTCCACAGGATGCAGTGGCTACTTATTATCATCTGAAAGCTCTTAGATACACTTTCCCTAAGACACAGCAGAAGTGGTTCCACGTAGCATTTAGTTATGGTAAGGTTGATTTCTCACCTGTACATTATAATAAGTTGTCGCGTTTTGCTGAAAGAGTTTATACGCTTTTCCCTAACGACAATCGTAGTGTCCTTGCTGCTCGTGCTATAGGAAGGCGTTATCGTGACATACTGAGAGCATCCTTGCCTCCTAATATGTCCGACCGTCTTTATCTCCGCACTCCTCGTGTCTTTGCACGTCCTGTTCGTTCCGTTCGTGACTTCTTCTTAGCTTATCGTATGCCTAAAGAAGAGAGCTTCCTCTATGATGACGACCTTGATCGCCGTTTTGTTGCTTGTATAACTTCGGCTTTAAGTTCTTGTCCTATGGAGAAGAAGCAGAAACGAGATACACGTGGGCGAGTGAAGGAGGACTATTACGTGATAGATCCTGCTACCGTCTGGGAATTTATGGCTGCCGAGGGATATGTGCGTGACGTTGACATGGAGTCTACTGATAAAATCGGTCGTTTTGTACATATCAGCGGACCATTCGCTGACGAGTTAGACGCTCCTTCTATGGTTCAGCGTGTGCAGGAATGTCTGACAGAATATGCACGCCAGAACAACTCTGACCCAGAAGATTATCGTCTAATGGTGCAAGCTATCAGTCGTGACAATAGAGAGGTAAACGAGAAAACTATAGGCTCGCTTCCTGCTGTTCAGGTAAACTACAAGGACGGTTATGGCCCAGATGTAGATTACTTCTACTTTCAGAATGGTGCTCTTCGTATTACTAAGGACGAGATAACGCTTGTGCCTTATTCGCAGATTGACTTTAACATCGATCGTGGTGAGGTAATGCCTTGGCCATTCTATATGCCACAGTCTCATCCTTTCGCTATTGAGGAAAATCCTGTTTATCAAGATAGAAAGAAAGCGATAGAGGCTAAGCGTGAACAGAAAGACGACAATGGTCAGCCGCTTTACACCCTTCAGCAGCTCGCAAGCGAAAGCACCGAACTTGCTCTTTGGGCACAAGGTCATCGTTGGATGGTAGACTGGAAAGGTAAGCAAGACAAGGATATGTGTCCGTCTTTGCGTGTATTGCGTGGCTTTGCTAACGAGGATTGGAAGACAGAACAAGACCTTCTTCATGCTGGTAAAACGTTTTCTTCAGAAGAGCAACTTGAACTGGACGGCCGTATGGCAAACCTTGTCTTCTGTCTCGGACGTGTATTGTGGCGTTACCGTGAAAGTAAGTCGAATTGTATTCCTTATCTTGTCGAGAATACTGTCAGTAGCAACGGACGTGCAGAAGGTGGTTCAGGTAAGAGTACTTTCGTAAAGATGTTTGCTGGTTCGTGCTGTTATATCCTCGATATTGACGGTAAGAACATAGAGCCGAGCCGTGACCTTAGTTTCTCGCTTTCCCGTTATGTGCATCGTCATCATCGTGTGGTCCATTGGGAGGATGTCAATCAGAACTTCTCGATTAAGTCGCTTTACAACTACGCAACAGGCTCTTTTGTGACACAAAAGAAATTTGTTGATCCACAGGAAATCAAGTTATCTGAAGGTCCTGGACACGTGGTTTCAAGTAACTATCCACTTTCCGATATGGACGATTCAACTATGCGCCGTGTGTGCTTAGGCGGTTTCAGTCATAGATTTAGTGGTGAGAATATTCTGAAAAACAAGGCAGCTCGATATATCTCTGACGTGATGCCTGACTTTAATCCTGTGTCACTCGACAGAATGAGCAACCGCACCCGCTCACAACTTATTATGATCTGCGCCATTGCTGTACAGTTCGTTATGCGCTTTGATGAAAAGGTTGATGCACAGAAGAAGTATATGGAGCAGCGTACGCTTACTCAGTCGCTTGGCGAGTCTTTCTTACGTTTTGCTCGTGTCTTCTTTGGTCAGGAACACGTTTACGGGGTACCTATCGACCTTGATTCAATGTTGGAAGAGTATAAAGCTGACTATGCCGAAGCGTCTAAGAATAAAAACGATTCGTTCTCTACAAAGGCTTTCAAGCGTCGTGTGATGGATTATTGCGAAACGTGTGGTATCACTATGAATCCTCCACAGATGTTCAGAAAGACAAAGAATGGACAGCCAAGCAAGGCTGAGCAGACAAACTACTTTGCGCACCAGGCTTGGTGTACACGTCGATACTTTGAAGGACGTGAGTGGGAAGGTGATACGACTATTCAGCCGAAGCAGGTTCGTGAGTTAGTTCGCACCGAACACGCTGTTTACTTTTATCGAACAAAGGACAAGCAGCCTGCTGATTATGACGAACTGATGGCAACTTACACCGAGTTCTTGAAACAACCTGACCCTGCGCCTATCCTCGATGACAAGGGCAACGTGGTTGTTCTTACTGATGAAGAGCGACAGCGTTGGCGTGACTTTAAGGACCGTAGACAAGGAAAGTATAGCGGTGGTGGCGGCACTGTTGTAACAACAACCCCCGCACCTCCCGCAGTTGATGAAAGTGATTTACCTTTTTAATTAAATAGTAACAATATGGCAAGTTTTAATGGAAACATCGACTTATTAAAGCTAAAAGGCTCTAAGTTGATGAGTATGGAAGAGAATGGTAAAAAGCGTAACTACGTTTGTATTCCTTTAGATTTCAATGAAATCGCAATTAAGGAGAACCAACAGACCCACGAACAGATGGCTGTTCTGCGTGTGAACATCTGGCCTTATAATGAGGCTTATGGTAACGCTATCCGTCAGAAAGCAATCCAACGTGGTGACGACCCTAACAAGATTGACGTACCAAGTCATGAAATGGTGATGAACTTTACACCAGAGTTTGTTAAGTTCTATGCTAAGGCTATGGCTAAGAAGGTGATAGATGCTGACGGTGGTAAGCATCCTGAATGGGCTACACAAGACCCGACGGATGAGAATACATCTCTCTTTAAGGCTATACGAAGTCGTATGAACTTCCGCCTTTGCAATCTCTACCTTCATAAGGCACAACAAAAGCCGCAGGCGGTCTATACGGCTCCTGTTGCACAGGGAGTTTCTGGCTACGTTGCACCTAAGCCTGATGAAGACCCATTTGCTGGTGCACCGACAAACGAGGACGACCTGCCTTTCTAAACTGATTATCTGATGCTCGCTGCTTGTCGTCCCGCACCCTAATTCCGATAGAGAGTAGGGCGGCAGCAGCAGCTTTTCTTGAATAATAATTCACAATAACAACGATATGAAATTTACTTTTCCTATTGCGGAGATGGTCCGCACGTTAAACGTTCTTGGTAAGGTGATTCAGAAGTCTTGCCCTATGCCTATCCTCCAGAACGTACTGATTACTAAACCCGACCCAAAGGAGGAGGTTTATCTGATGACAGCGGGAAGTGCCGAGAGCATGATGACTGTCAAGGTTAATATTACTATGGTAGATGGCACAGCCTTCAAGCCTATCTGTATTCCTCACGGGCAGTTCCTTCAGGTGCTTTCTGCTTTACCTGAGCAGCCTATCACAGTCGAAGTGGATGACAAAACTCGTGAAATCAAGGTGCATTATGACGGTGGCGAGTTTGCTTTTACCGGTTTTGGCACGGATGAGTATCCTGTATTGAAGTCGTCTCATGCTAATCTTGTTACGGTCTCTGTGCCTACCGATACTCTTCTTCCTTGTGTAAGTAATGCACTCTTAGCATCGGCAAAGAAAAGTGTGCTTCGCCCTGTTCTAAGTTCTGTTTACTTGGATATTAAGGATGACGGTATTACTTTCGTGGGTACTGATGGACACAATCTTTTCCGTTACGTGTGGGAGCATGGTGTCCCGTTCATTACCGAGGGTAAGGCTGCTGGCATAGCAGTTCCGAACCTCTTTGTATCTGGTCTTCTTTCTGCTTTCGATAAGGTCAGCGAGGTGAAGATTTCGTTTGATGGTTATTGTTGCACAGTGTCTGCGGATAACATTACCTTTATCTTCCGTACGAGTGAGCAGCGTTATCCAAACTACTCAAGCGTTATCCCTAAAGAACAACCTTATCATATTACGCTCGACTGTGACCGATTGAAGCAGTCGCTTCGACGTGTTTCTATGATGGCAAGCGAGGTGAACAATCTTGTAAAGCTAACTAAGCAGGCTGATGGACTTCTGTTAGAAGCAGTGGATAGGGACTTTGCTCGTAGTGCTAACGAACTTGTTCCTCTTGGTGAGGATAGTAATATCCCTGATGGTTTTACTATCGGTATGAAATCGTCTTCTCTGATGAATATGCTTTCTCCTATTGCGTCAACTAATGTTGTGATCAAGTTGATTGATGCGTCTCGTGCGCTTGTTCTCACAGAGGAAGGCAATAGTGCGCTAATTTGTATCGTAATGCCAATGGTTGTCTGATTTATGGGAAAGATAAAAGTCTATCTAAGTATGCCTATCAGCGGTCGCCCTCTTAAAGAGGCGATTGCTGAAGGCAAGTGCATCGTAGAAACGTTATCAGCAGCACACCCAAATTGGGAAATCATTAATCCACTTGATATATCAGCTGGACTACCCAAAGAGGTTTGGAATCTCCCAGAACGTAAGCGTTACGCAGCCTTTATGGGTGCTGACATAGAGGCTCTTTTAGGCGAAGCGGATGCGGTTGCCTTTACGATGGGAGCCCTTGTTAGTAAAGGTTGCCGTTTGGAAATCTGTTTGGCTAACATCTATAACTTGCCAAGGATCTTCTTAAATGCCGCCGATAACGTTTCCCGAGTCGAGGGAACTGATACGGCGTTGTGCAGAGAGTTAAGAAAAGAAATTAATCAAGAATAATATACCTGACTTATGAAAGAGAAAGATATAAAGGAACTCTTAGAAGCAGCTAAAGAGGTAAACCGCTTTCGTTCGTATGCGTCGACACTTGTGTGTCCTATTTGTGGCGAATCTCTTGAAGGGAATATTGATACTGCAACCCTTTCCACCTTGACACCTTTCGGTAGGCTCTTTTGTCCTAATTGCAAGTTTTTCAAGGTTGAAGGTCCAACTATCCCTAAATTTGATGATGATAATGGTGGAAAGAAACTCTCTCGACAAGAGATGATTAAAAAGGCTGCCTCTGAGGTGATGGCCCTTGTGGAGCGTTATACTCAGCTTACTTGTCTTGGTGGAAAAGCCACACTAATTTGACCCACCCTGGCAAGTATTTTAGACCCAGTAAGGTT